TGCATACCATATGATCGAATGTGGTCCTTGAGCTGGGAGACAATAGCTCTCTGAGCCGCTGTAATTTCTGCGGACAGCTTACGGAAATCCCATTTGATGTGCAAATCGAGGATGTGTTTGAAGTATTCACTAATCTTATCCGTCTTGAATCGGTCAATATCTAGGACGTAGATAAATCCATCCCTGTCAATTCCGATAACCACGATAGCCGTGTAGTCGGCTCTGGCACTCTCGCTATAGGCAAAGTCAACCGCAGCAAAGACGTTAAGTTTTCTATCTCTGAACCACCAGGAACCGTTCTGGTTGGCCATGTGTTTCTTGTCGTAGTACTGGAACTTTCCTCGGTCAATCCGCATGTCTCCTGGATCATTAGGGTCATTGTAGTACTGGGCTCGAAACTGTGTCCGGTCGAGATACTGTGCACGCTTACGGGCTAGAATCTTTTGGTCGAAGCCAAACTTCTTGCCGTCGGAGCGTATCTGGATGGGCCACAGGAATTCACCAGTGCCGTCACCGACATTCTCAACCGCCTTTTCGAAGACCTCGTAGACAGGCTCCTTGTCGACCACATCGTTGTTATCATCATACACATCTTCGTGCATGTCAATAAGTTCAGAGTAGAGGTCTTTCGGATGGTAGCGAGTACCACAGGCCCACACAGAGGCGTCGCCGCCTTGGATGGACGCCAGGAGGGAATACTGACTCTGGACCTTGTTACGGCCCTCGTCGGTGTAGGCGTTCTCATAGACCACGACGTCGTCCATAACGGCCACGTCGCAGTGAAGACCCGTCAGAGATGTGGTGAGACCACCGGTGAACACTGTGGCATCACGGATACCCTCTTCTTTGCGCTTGGGGTGGTCAACCGCGATCTCAGTGTTGGTCCACCGTTCGCGCTTACCCTCTTCCTCGTTGATCATCTCTGGCCAATAGCGGCGATAAATATCGCTGGTCAGAATGTCCTTGATGAATTTAAGCTGCTTCTCCGCGAGATGCGAGGTAGCGGAGACATAAAGAATCCTGATATCGGGACGTCGGGTAATCTCCCAGGCCACCCGGAAGGCGATCATGCGGGACTTCTGGTGGTCCCGAGGAAGCAGTAGCAGTTGATGGGTCTTGGCCTCCTGTCGAGTCCACCATTGGCAGAGTTCGACATGGACCGCACCCATCACTTGCTTGGGGGAGATCAGGCGGATGAACGTCTCCAGGTCCGCGAGGGCGGCTTCCTTGATCTGTTCCTTTTTAGTCTCTCGGGTCTCGTTTACTGCCATTACGTGTCCTCTTCAGGGAGCGGTTCTTCGCCTTACTCTCCATCCGGAGGTTTCCCTTTCTGTTGTCCAGTGGGTTGCCGTTCGCGTGCCCGACATCTTTGCCGTCACCCTTACGAGCCTTGCCGTCGCGCATCATTGCAGCTCGGGCCCTGTTGCGGGCCATTCTGCGCTTGACTTGTTCTGGCTTGGAGTTATACTTGGCCTGAGCCGCTTGGCGACCTGCTGTTGGCATTAGGCCTTACCTCCTGCAATTACTTTCAGTCCAATACGGGCTAGGTCCTCATCTTCCACGGTAAGCGCCTCAGCTGCCTTCTTAAGCTGCCCTTCTAGCTCTTGTTTAGATGGTCGACCGCGAACGCTCTTGTCATATTCTGCAGTCGCAATGAACTTAGCAGCAGCAAGAGCTTGAGCACCATTCTCACCGTTCATGATCTCGAGGGCCTTAGCGATGGCCTCTGACTTCAATTGGAGATTAAGTTCTGATATCCAGACCTCGAAGGCTTCCCGGAACCAGGCGCACCTCATGAGGCGTAGCCAGTGGTTCCAGTCGCCCAGATACGTCATTGCCCACTTGCGACCAGTCGGGTCTTTAAGGTTGACAAAGGTGGTCCGGCAATTGATTAGGCCAGGCCGGGTATCATAAAGGTCAAACACCGGCTCGCAAATGAGCCGATGCTTGGGACGATCAAAAGTCTTCTGGTAGAAAAGGGCCTCGGTGAGCCAGACGCCCGATTCACCTTTGTATGGTGGTGCTATTAATTTTTTCATCGTGATTAAGTCTTACGTGCTCTGGCGAGGATGGTTCCTGAGGATCAGGGCGACAATCACCCCGATCATGGACCAGTTGAGTTTACGGGCGTCGGCGTGAAGCGTCATTAGCGGGTCACTCGCTCTTAATGGTTACACTGTCAGGAAGGGCCGTCGCGCGACCCGGCGTCACTGTCGGGGCCGGGGAGGGGTGTCAGATACCCTTCCCCGGCTGACTGCTAGACGAAATATGTTATGGTGATCGTCCAGAAGTTCCCCGTCAGGGTGTTGGCGGGGATGCCGCCGATAGTCGTGCCGCCCGTCACCACACGCCCGCTAATCCGTTCGGTCGAGTCGTTGCCGCCGCCGATAGCCGCGAAGCCGGTTGTGCTGTTACAGGCAAAAGGCAGGCCCCCGATTTCGGCGTCTGCGATACAAACACCGTCCGTGAAGTACGCCGTTGCCGTAACAACAGACCCGGTGCGGACGTAGCTTGCCCCAATCAGCGTGGGAGAGGTTGTCCAGCCGTAAGGGAATGTGGGCGTCCACGACGTAACCGCCGACTGCTTGAAGCTGTAGATCGTCACGTCTTCGCAGTTGGAAAAGAACCAGTTATTCACGTCCGCAAGTGCGGAACCCACCTCGATCTTGCTGACAACCGCTCGCCCTGTCTGGTAGCCGATACAAGTCCCCTTGGACCCTGGCTGAAGATAAAGCGGCTGGTCGGGCTGGTTGCCCGCTCCGTTATCCGGCCACCGAACCCCGCTGATATTGCATCGCCCGGTGACGTTGATCCCAATGCTGCATTTTGCGGTCGGAATGTTGATGAGCGCCACGTCCTCAAGGCCGTCACACTGATTGAGCGTGATGGCCGAAGTCGCCGGAACCGCAGCCGCAGCAATCCCCTCAATGGTCACGCCTTTAACGCAGCCATAAGGGTTGGCGAAGTACATCACTCCGTCAGCCGTCAGATTGCGGAACTGTGCCGCAGCAACTTGCATATAGTAGGAATAGGCCGCGCTTCCGCAGCCGGTCACTTCGAGGTCGGTGAACGACAGGTAGATCAGCTCTTGCGCCGTGGTGAAGTGCCAGCCGTACTCGGTCACCGCCCCGGTCACGGTGATGTTACGGAACGTGCTCATGTAGATCACGCCGGTAGCGGACACGCCCCGCGACGGGTTGCGGATGCGGATATTGTGGAACTCGCAGACCGAAATCGCGGAGTTAGTCGCCGTGGTGTCCAGCCGCAGCCCGTAACCCGGAACCGACCCCGCATCGCACACAATGTCGAAGTTGCCGATGCAGCCGCCGATAAAGCTGGAGTTGTTCGACAGGCCCACACGCAGCGCAGGCGTAGTGCCGGACGCCGTGTAAAGAGTGATGATGGTTTCCCGCACTCCCTCGCCTTGGAACACAATCGACTGATCCGGCGATGAGTTGGCCAGTTGGAGCGTCGTGCTGATCCGGTAGTTTCCTGCGGGAAGGAACAGTGCTTTGCTGGACGAAAGGCAGTAGTCCACGGCGGCTTGCAGCGCGACAACCACGTCAAGCGTCAGCGTCCCGGCCTGCACGTCCGCGATTTCAGCCGCCGTCATGAAGTCAAAGGCGCTGACCTGTTCGCGGAGCTTGGCTTGCGCGGTCGTGGCGACTGCGCCCGTGCCTGACGGGGTATAGATCACGCCTGTCGAGGGCAGGCCTGTAGCGTTCGTCAGGGTAGCGGCGGACGGCGTGCCAAGGTTGGGTGTAGTCAGCGCCGGGGAGTTGGCGAACACAAGCGCGCCGGAGCCGGTTTCATCCGTAACGGCGGCGGCGAGGTTGGCGCTTGATGGGGTAGCGAGGAATGTTCCGACGCCCGTTCCCGGCGTGATGCCCGCCCACGTCGTCAGATCGGCGTCGTATGCCTGAACGTTCGTGCCGATGGTCAGACCGAGATTGGTCCTAGCATCAGCAGCCGTCGAAGCCCCCGTGCCACCATCAGCCACAGCAAGGTCCGTGATACCAGTAATGGTACCACCAGTAATGGTGGGGGTCGTCAGGCTGGGCGAGGTATTGAACACGGCCAACCCGGTGCCGGTCTCATCGGTCAGGGCAGCAGCCAGGTTGGCCGAGCTGGGCGTCGTGAGGAAAGCGGCAACATCCGTACCCGGTGCTACGGTCAGCACATCAGTAAGGCGTGCAGCATCGGACCCCGAGGTCGGCGCAGCCAGGTTCGTGATCTTGTTGCTGTTCATGTCCAGTATAGCCTCCATTTGATTGGGGCTCGTACCGTCACGACTCACTGTATTTTCGAGAGCCAGTTCGATGGCGTCCAGGTTGGCATTCAAAGCGTTCGATGAACGGTAACCGGACTGCAATGGGTTTACGGTAAGTTTGGCGATGGTCTTAATCCTTTGTAGGGTCGACGCCCAATTTGGACGGAAGAGGACAAAAAGAAAGGGTACCGGGACAAGCTCGGGTACCCCTTGAGCGATGTTGGTGGCAAGAAGTTATAAAGTAGAAGAGATGACAAAGATTAAAGATTGAGTAAACGAGAATCTCTGTTTCCCTGTGGGTGACATCTACATGAGCTCTCTTGCGCTATGCTCTTATTATAGCATATTTATAATACAAAGTCAATGGGGGTTATGACAAATAATTACCTAATCTCCATATCGAGACAGTATAGGGGATGGTATCCCCCGATGAGTCACCTTGGAAGACCTCCTAGCCGCTATGGAACATCAGATGGAGTATATCACGTCTCTCCCCCGAAATGGTATACCCCAGGTCCAGTCGGATGGGAATTTCTCTGGGAAACTTTGAGGGTGTCATATGCAAGAATAAGGACCCCCCGACCCCCGGGGTGGCCCCTTCAAGTAACACGCAAGACCAGCTCTAGTACATCCAAGGTTTCACGAGGGGCGTTGAGTATAGCAGCGGATGAATACAGTAGAGGGGACCTTGCAGGCGTGTGTGAGTACTCAATGGGTTACTCCACCTATCCTTGTGATCCCTCTCCT